CACTTGACGGCGATTTAATGCCTATTGGAGAGCTGGCATACTTCATCCACCATGCAGAACAACTATCAGAAAAAGAGTCCATTAAACGTGAAGACCGCCTCATGCGTGCCTACGTCAACGGATGGACGGTCGAGAAGCCGAAGCGGTGGATTGTGAAGGTGCCGCATACGGACGACAGCTACTTCTACAAGATTGATGATGAGTATTGCAATGCTGGCGATTCTTACCACCTTGAAGGCATGACTGACAAAAAATGGTTCACTCTCGCCGAAATCGAGCACTACGGCTTACAGGATTACGAGAAAGTGGAGGTGCACGATGACTAAGTGGATACAGGCATACATGGTCGAGGAGCTTAACCCGCATGACGATTGTGCGGGGACTGGCCGCGTTTGGGATTTCAATGAAGCACTGTTTGTTAGTCCAAGCACATACGGCATGAGCCGACCAGATACCACCGACAAAGCGGAGGCCGAAGCCATTGCTGCAGAAAACGACGGAAGGGTGATTCCATTGCCCGTGCCCGGTTTGCCTAGCTAAGTAGGCACAAAAAAACGGCTCCCCGCAGGAAGTCGTCTCACCAAGAATATTTTACCGCGGGGGGTCAAAAATGAGAAGAGCAACAAGTTATTACAGCCGAGTTGACCGCGACAAGACGGCCGACCGCGCGCACCAAGAGCTATGCATGTATGACCAAAATTACGCGCTGTCATGTCGCGGGGCGGGGACACTGCAGTCTCCGCAATCGGATGGCATGCCTAAGTCTCCTAACCATGAGAACCACGTCGAAGAGGGCATCATAGATCACGTTTACGCCAAGGCCTGGGTTGGGCAGGTCAACAACGTTCTAGGGGCGATGACCAATGAGCGTTACAGCACCATTATCCGGCTTTACTACATCAAGCATGTGCAAGATATTGCCATCATGGATCGCATTCATTTAAGCCGGTCACAGTACTATCAAACAAAAAAAGATGCGCTAGTCACCTTTGCCGAAATGTGGCACCCATTCCCATCTGAATTGGTGGTCAAACTGTGAAATTCGCCGGCGCACTAGTGTTGGAGTTGTACCGCGGTTTGTCATAACTCCAAGTGAACCCCGCCGGAAGTACTATAGTAGTGTGCTCATTTGGCATAGATGAGCATCCTCCAGCGGGAGCCGTTCGGGTGCTGAGTAAGTCCCGGGCGGCATAGGCGGCAAATCTGTCCAGCCGCCGACGATTGTTTATGGGTATTCCACAGTATGCATGAGCAAATAATTTCAATGGGCACGGGGTGTGATGAGCCTCGTCAGTGATACTCCTTTCAGGGAAATTTCACCGTGTGGTGGCTGAAAAAGTACCACGCGGTTTCGGCGGGTAGCCTCCTGTTAATGTGTAATCTTCATTCCTCAATCTCTGGTGGCTGAAAAAGTGCCAGAGGTCATTGCAGCCGAGTAGGGTCGTGCTGCATCGTGCATGCCTTTAGCGACGCATGTATGGCATCCGTCCGGCCACACCGGTTCAGACTTGCGTGGGTTCGACTCCCATAGGGTGCGTTATACGTTGGTCGCCAATGGCAGGCAGCCGGTCTCCAAAACCGGTGATACAGGTTCGAGCCCTGTCCAGCGTGTTGTGGCTATTGCACATCGACCATGTAAGACCGACGCAAGGCATTGGTGCTGGTGTTTACGGCTGCTATACATACCGCGGCGGAAAACGCGGAATGTTTCAAGAATGAGAGTCGCCTTTCGGGGCGGCTATTTTTATGGGGACAGATATGGGACGACACTTTGAAGTGATGTATTGGGGCTACAACAACGATGACGCAACCCAGATGACGGAGCTTCGCCGCGCCGTTACGATTCCGCCCAAAACGATGGACGCTCTGACAGACGGGAAGCACATCGATAACTACGCTTTTATCTGTGATGATGGCGAGCTGTGGATCCTGCCGCGCAAACTGTTTTGTGAGCTGCGCGAAGTGACATCGTTCGATTGATACATACAAGTAAGCTCAGGAGGTGTAAATTTGTCGATTAATGAATTATTGGGCGTGCGCGAATCTTACCAGGCACCTACGGCGTTAATGGAAGTACTGCTTGACAATACTCGCCGTGCTAGCTTCGTACAGAAATACCGTGATAGCCTGCCAGACCTTGAGCAGGAACACCTTCGTGAATACTTTATGGAGTCACAATCTGACCGTAAGGGTGATAAGCAGGACTACACGCCTGATGCCATCGGCCAGATTATCACCGGTATTCTTGGCAAGCGCGACCGGGTGCTAGACATTGCGGGCGGCATTGGCGGCTTGACTGTGCACCAGTGGTCAGCAAATCAAGAAGGCAGCTATGTGGTGGAAGAGATTTCTAGCGCATCACTGCCGTTCTTACTGCTGAATCTATTGGCACGCCGAATGCACGCGGTAGTGATCCATGGCGATAGCCTGGAACGTGTAGCCAAAGAGGTGTACCAGGTTGACGACAAAGTGTTGACCACGTTACCGCATACGGAAGAAACGCTGTCAGATTACAACTTACGGGGGTGGGTAGATGAATTTTGATGCTGTTATTAGTAACCCGCCATACTCGCTCAAGTGGAGTATGGACAGCGAACTTGCCATTAACGGCTATCCGCTGGCGCCAAGGAGCAAAGCGGATTGGCAATTTATCCTGCAAGGCCTATCCGAACTCGATGAAGGCGGCACGGCCGTGTACGTACTGCCGCACGGTGTGCTGTTTCGCGGAGCGACCGAGGGCAAGATTCGTAAGCGGATTATTGATGAGAACTACTTAGACGCCGTGATAGGATTGCCTGCAAAGCTATTTGACGTAACCGACATCCCAACCTTACTCATGGTGCTAAAGAAGCATAGGCCAACGACTGATGTGCTATTTATTGACGCCAGTAATGAATGCGAACACGTCAAGAACAAGAATGTGATCCGGCCGCAAGACGTTGAAAAAATTGTGAAGTCCTACCAATCACGGGCGGAACAAGACCGGTATGCGCATAACGCCACGCTACAAGAGATTAAGGACAACGATTACAACCTGAATATCCCGCGCTACGTAGACACGTATGTGCCTGACCCGCCAATTAATCTAATGGAGGTCATGGCTGACATGCAAGAGACTGACCTGCAGATAGCAGCCAATGATGCAGAACTGGCCGATATGTTTGACCAGCTGCACGACACGCGGTCGCCACAGGGCCAAAAGGAATTGGAGACGTTCAGGGACTTCTTTAGAAAGCGGGTGACCTCATGATTGATTTTGAGACTTACGAAACGGTAAAACTCGGTGACGTTGCCGAGTTTGGCCGAGCCAAGAAAGATAAGGTCTATCCGGCGGGATGCAGCACGATTCAAATCTCTGCAACTAAAGGCCAAATCGGATTCCTAACTCATGCTCGCACTGTGGAATCAAAAGAGGCCGTGATTCGGCCACAAACTGGCATTAATGAACGCTACTTCAACATCGTCATGCAAAAAAATGTGGCTCAATTCATGGAAAGGTACGCGACCGGCCTGAACATTCAGGAGAACGAAATCGCCAACTTCCCAATTCAGCTGCACAACGTTGAAACCCAGAAAGCTATCGCCGACATGATGATGTACATGGACGACAAAGCCGACACGATTGAAAGCGAGATTGCAGGTCTTAAGAAGCTTAAGAAGGCAATGCTTCAAAAGTTGATGGTTTAAAGAACTAAAAATAAGCATCGGGAGGTGTGGTGATATGTAATGACTCTCACAGTAAAACAGCAAAAGTTTGTCAGTGCCTATGTCGAGTCCGGTAATGCGACCCAGGCCGCACTGGACGCGGGCTACAGCAAGCACACTGCCCGAACAGTCGGCTCTCAAAACTTGACAAAACTTGACATTAAATCGGCGATTGCCGACCGCATGAAGCAGATAGAGGATGCCAAGATTGCAAAGGCTGATGAGGTGCTGCGGTACTTGACCACGGTACTTCGTGGCGAGGCGACAGAGAGCGTCAACGTCGGCACATCAGACGGTGTGGTTACCATTGATGACAATCCACCCACGATTAAGGATCGCATGGCAGCTGGCAAAGAGCTACTCAAGCGGTATCCAGATAGCGACGAGTTACTTGAGGCACAGGTACGCCGGGCTAAGGCCGAAGCTGCCATTGCAGAGGCTCGTGCTGCTGATGCTACCGATGACGACCAGGACGGGGGTGTGACTATCGTTGACGACATCCCAGACACAGATAACACAGACACCACGCCAGCCGAAGACTGAGCTTAAGCTCTCCAGCATGGTGCAGCCACATTTTTACACGTTCTGGCGCACCAAACGGCCGTATAGCATTTTGCTTGGTGGTCGTGGCTCTTTTAAGTCATCGACCACGGCGCTAAAGCTCGTAAGCAAGGTTAAGCGCATGGCACAGGCTGGCCACAAAGCCAACGTAATTGTTGTGCGTGAGAATGCCAACAACCTGCGTGACAGTGTCTACAACCAAATTATCTGGGCTATTACGCAGCTACACATGACGGCCGAGTTTGACTACCGTGTCAGTCCGATGACTATCACACACAAGCGAACGGGCTCGACCTTTTACTTTTACGGTGCCGACAAGCCCGAGAAGCTCAAGTCAAACACCGTCGGCGACATCATTGCCGTATGGTACGAAGAGGCGGCCAACTTTAAAGGCCCCGAAGTCTTTGACCAGAGTAACCCGACATTCATCCGTCAGAAGTCGTCCTTTGTAGATCACGTTGAAGTCATCTGGACGTACAACCCGCCCAAGAATCCATATGACTGGATTAACGAATGGGTGGACTCCGTGCGGGGTGACTCTGATTATTTGGTGGACAAGAGCACGTACCTAGATGACGTACTCGGCTTTACGACTAAGCAGCAGCTCGATCTCATTGCCAAGTACAAGGCCAATGACTATGACTATTACTCATGGCTGTACCTGGGCAAAGAGATTGGGCTGGGCACAACCATCTACAACATGGATCTATTCCACCCAATCCGAGAGCTGCCGAGTGATGACCCGCTGTCCTGTCTCTTTACCAGCATTGACGTGGGGCACATGCAGTCAGCTACAGCTTGCAGCGTGTACGGACTCACGGCTAAGGGCAAAGTCATTCTGCTGGACACGTACTACTACAGTCCAGCAGGACAGTCGGTCAAAAAGGCACCGAGTGAGCTGTCACCTGAAATTCACGCGTTTATTGACGCTGTGCTCAAGCGATACCCACGGGTCAAGCTCGTCAACATGACGATTGACTCGGCCGAAGGTGCGCTGCGTAACCAGTACTACCACGACTACGGCATTCGCTGGCACCCTGTCTCGAAGAAAGACGAGGCCACCATGATTGACTTTGTACAGTCCTTGCTAGCGCAGGGGCGTTTTTACTATCTGGACATGCCTAATAATGCCGTCTTTATCGACGAACACAAGCGTTACCAGTGGGACGAGAAGACTATGCAGTCTGACAACCCTAAAGTTGTCAAAAAAGATGACCACACGGTCGATGGCTTTAAATACATGGTCATGGACAATGCCGACCGACTAAGACTAAAGGGGTGAGCACGTGGGACTTGTAAGCTTTGTCAAAAATCTATTGCGCAAAGGAGGTGCAAAGCTAGGTATGGCAGACCAACTTGGATCCATTTTGGACCACCCGAAGATTGACATGGACGCCGGTGAATATGACCGTATTGCGGCCGACCGGCGTTACTTTGAGGGCGACTTTAAGCCAATTCATTACCTCAATACGGAGCACCAGCTCAAGAAGCGGCCATATGTGAGTCTCAACATGTTGCAGGTTATCTGCCGCCGTATGGCAAGCCTTCTGTACAACGAACAGGCCAAAATTACTGTGGACACCAGCAATTCGAGTGGCGACAGCGATGACGCTAAAACTGACATCAAGGATGAGGCAAATGATTTTGTCCAGCAGGTGCTCGGTGACAATGACTTCAACAAAAACTTCGAGTACTACCTGGAATCCTGCCTGGCATTGGGTGGCCTAGCTATTCGGCCATACGTAGATCCCGTGACCAAGAGCATCAAGCTAGCGTGGGCACAGGCACCAACCTTCTACCCGCTCAAGGCCAACACCAACAATGTCAGTTCTGCTGCTATCGCGACACACAGTGAGCGCACGGAAAACGGCAGTCAGGCTTACTACACACTGCTGGAATTCCACGAGTGGCGGGCTGACCAGTACACAATTACTAATGAGTTGTACCGCTCGGACAGTAAGGCCAGCGTGGGTCTGCGGGTGCCACTGGGTGACATCTACCCAGACTTAGCAGAGACGGCCAGCCTGGACACAAATGTCTTCACGCGGCCGCTCTTTGTATACCTCAAGCCAGCAGGATTCAACAACCGCAACCTTAGCAGTCCGCTGGGTGTGGGTATTGCTGACAACGCGCGCAACACGTTACGCCAAATCAACGACACGTACGACCAGTTCAACTGGGAGGTCAAGATGGGGCAGCGGCGCGTGCTGGTGCCAGAGTCCACTACACAGACATTCCAAGTCACCGACAAAGACGGCAAGGAGCAGCTGCAGCAGGTATTTGACCCCGAGCAAAACGTCTTTTTAAAGGCCAATCTGGGCATGGACAACGACACGATTACCGATTTAACATCTGACATCCGCGCGACTGACTACATTGCCAGCCTTAACCATTTCCTTAAGACGCTGGAGATGCAGGTCGGCTTGTCTGTGGGCACATTTAGCTTTGACGGTGCAGGCGGACTCAAGACGGCCACCGAGGTTGTCAGTGAGGACTCGCAGACGTACCAGACACGCAATAGCCACCTGACTATGGTCGAACGCGCTATTCAAGAGCTGTGTGTCAGCATCTGCCAACTGGCATCTGGGACTGTCATCGACGGTCAGCGGCTATACAGTGGTCCGCTGCCAACAGTTGACCAGGTGTCCGTGGACTTTGACGATGGCGTCTTTACTGATAAAAAGGCCACGGCCGATTACTGGATTGAGCTCAAGACCGCGGGCATTGTGCCTGACTACGTGGCCACTGCTCGCATCCTGGGCATCAGTGAAGAACGTGCTAAAGAGATGCTGGCCGAGATTGCCGATAAAACGGCCAGTGAGGTAGACCCGCACGAGGCTGGTATGTTTGGTGACACCGACAGTCCAAACGGCACAGACGGACAGCAGGAGGGCGGAGGCGATGATTAATGGCCAAGCCAACCCAGCGACAGCTCGATTTGGTCCAAAGTGACGCCATAGATCTATACGAGCACCTGGAGCAGAAGATGTTCCGGCTATTTGCCAAGTATCTGACCCGCAACGGGGTGCCCAAGGATGACGCCAGCACCACGGACGTGCTCAAGTGGCAGATTAGCCGCCTGAGTGAGCTGCACATGCTCAATAGGGAAGCGGTGACCGAGGTCAGTAAGACCACAGGCATCGCGGAGCGCAAGCTGAGGCACCTTTTTAATGACCTCGGGTACAAATATGCCCAAGGCGAGTACAAGCGCGTTAGCGACGCCACAGGTAGCGGTGTCGAGCCTGCTAATATTGACCAACTTATGGGCGGTTACCTCAAACAGACCTTTCTGGAGCTCGACAACACCGTCAATCAGACGCTGCTGACAACCAATTACGGTGAAAACGCCGTGACCAACACGTATCAGCAAATTGTCAAAGAGTCGGTTGCTGATGCAATCACTGGTGTGCGCACCCCGCAGCAAGCCATTTGGGACACAGTGCTCAAGTGGCAGCAAAAGGGGCTGGACACTGGCCTGATTGACAAGGGTGGCCACCATTGGGGCATCGCTTCTTATGCGCGGTTAGTCGTGGGCACTACTACAAACCGTGCATTTCAGGCGGTGCGTGACAAAGCGGCTGAGGACAACGGCATCGACATCTTTTTGATGTCCTCGCATGCCGCGTCTCGTGAGGCCTGTGCCACGATACAAGGCAACCTGGTCACAACACGACCAGAAGACTTTGAGACTGACACCCACGAGCACGTATACGCTCTGGACAACTGGGGCTACGGCGAGCCCGGGGGCACATTCGGTATTAACTGCCGCCATACCAAGTGGGCATATGTGCCGGGGGTCAATACGAATGGCCTGACGCAGTATGATCCACAAGAAGCGGTGGCCAACGGTGAGACGCAGGCTCGACAGCGTGCACTTGAGCGCCAAATCCGCAAGTATAAGCAAAATGCGGAGCTAGCCAGTGATATGGGCGACGAGCAGGGAAAGAAGCATTATCAACTCCTTGTTCGCCGCAATCAGGCTGCAGTCCGAAAGCTTGTCAAAGATAATGACTTTTTACGTCGAGATTATTCACGTGAGAAGGCTGAACCGGGGTATAATAAGAGTACAGATAGCAATCGGCTCTCAGCCAGTGCTCGTCATGTCCGTGCACAAATTGCAAGTGGCGCATGGGGCAAGTTAATAAACCCCGAGAAACAGGCACCACATATGGAGTCGACACATTTGCCCGGCAAAAGTTATCTTTTTGATTCCGAGAATCCTCAGCAACTATTGGACGAGTATTCTGGGACGGGGCAGTTAAACGTTCAGAAAGATGGCAAGCTCGGCAATGTGGAAACAGTTCAAACCAATCACGTGCTTGGCATTGATGCTGAGTCAGGTGAAGAAGTGCAGTGGATGAAAATTCATCACTCGAAAGCTCGTACTCACATTGTTCCAATCAAGATAAATCGTGGAGGTGATAGTAATGGATCTAAGTAAATTTCTTGGACAGAATGTTGTTGTAGCAACCACAGATGGCCAAAAGTTCGAGGGCGTCGCTGCGGTATACGAAAGCGCGGAAGACTCCGATGACGGGGTTCCGAGTCTCGACATCTATCACACAAAGCAATTTCCTAACAATCCACTAACTCTCACCGAGTCCGAAATTGTCAGTATCGAGGTGAACTAACATGGCGAAAGATGATTATTTCGTTGTTGCTTATCAATTACTGGGGTGGCTATATTCACGGCTGAAAAAAGGTGAAACCGCAGCGTCGGCTGCTGAACTAATGCAGTTCGGTGCTAATATCGTCCCAAGCTATTGGATGTTCATTCTTCGAACGCTGAGTGATGAAGGATACATTAGTGGAGTCGAATATACCGAATCCTTTTCAGGACCGGAGCTTAATACTAGCGGTGTAAGCATTACCGTGAAAGGTATTGAGTATCTATTTAGCAACACGATGATGGAACGTGTGAAGAAAACATTAAAAGATATTAAGGACATAGTTCCGTATATGTAGCGTCTGCGATTTTGCGGGCGTTTTTTTGTACCCAAATCGGCTCCTGAGCACGAGCCTAATAAACTGCTCTTTTTTGTGCCCAAATCCATGCGGGAGCCGACCCGCTCACCAACGGCTTAGGAGAAGACATGAAGACTCAAGAACTCAAAGATGCAGGACTTACTGACGAACAGATTACTAAGGTGATGGCACTGAATGGTCAGGACATCAATCCGCTCAAGGAGCAGCTTACAGCCGCAGAAGGCGACCGTGACGCTTACAAGAAGCAGGTGGAGTCCACGACTAGCCAACTGACCAAGCTCCAGAAGGACAATGAGGGCAACGACGAATTGAAGCAGCAGATTGCTGAACTTAAGAAGTCCAGTGCTGCCGAACTTAAGCAAACGCGTATCGACGCGGCCACCGAGGTTGCTTTGACCAAGTCCGGAGCACGGAACGCAACGGCCGCACGTGCACTGCTCGACATGAGCAAGGTGGACGTCGGCGATGACGGCAAGGTGACAGGCATTGATGACCAGCTGGAGGCACTCAAGACGAGTGATGACTCCAGCTTTTTGTTTGCCGAAGCTAAGCCAGCAGAACCAGCCAAGCCTGCTGAACCAGCACAGCCAAACACTCCACCAATCACCACCGCCGGTAACCCTGCACCTGCAGGTTCAAACCAAATTGACTTTGCTAGTGCCAGTTACGAAGAAGTAGCAGCGGCACTGGCAAGTGGTTCCGAAGAATAGAAAGGACTGATTTTTAATGGCATTTCCAAACGCAAATACTACTGATGCTACGTCTCAAATTGACCCAGAGGTCATGGCCACAATGATTGTGGCCCAGTTGCCTAAGGCCATTAAGTTTACCGGCATCGCCACAACTGACGACAAGCTTGTCGGTGTACCAGGTAGCACAATCACTGTCCCACACTGGGAATACATCGGCGATGCTGTAGATTTCGCAGAAGGTGAAAAGATTGACTACAGCAAGCTCAAGAACGGTACCACCACCACGACAATCAAGCGTGCCGGTAAGGGTACCGAAGTTTCTGACATGGCTGTCCTGACTGGCTACGGTGAGCCGAAGACCGAAGCTGCACGCCAACTTTCCATGTCCATCGCATCCAAGGTGGACAACGATTGCCTTGATGCACTGCTTAATGCGCGTCTTAGCATCAGCCACCCCGAACCTGATCTCGACCTTTTCGACGCGATTGAAGCTGCGTTTGAAGACGACACCGATGAAAAGAACTTTGAAGGTGCCAACTCTGACACCGGCGTCCTGATTATCAACAAGAAGGATTACGCAAAGCTGCGAAAGGCTGCGGCTGACGACTGGACACGTAACAGCGAACTCGGTGACAAGATTCTGGTGAGCGGTGTTCTCGGCGAAATCTTTGGCTGGCAGATTATGACCAGCCGCAAGGTGCCGGTCGGTACGTACCTGGCCGTAAAGCAGGGTGCGCTATCCATCACCATGAAGCGTGGAGTGCAAGTCGAAACTGAGCGCGACATCGACTACAAGACCACCAAGGTCAACGTAGACGAGTACTACGGCGTATGGCTGCAAAACGACACGCGTGCACTAGTAGTCAACAAACCAGCAGCCGCAGGTGACGGAACAGAAGACCCAAAAGCCTAGCCCCGACTGTCGGGGCTGCTAAGGTCGGAACAGCAAAATTAGGAGGTAAGTAAGTATGGCTTACACACCAAACACATGGAAAGACGGTGACGTCATCACCGCCGACAAGCTCAATGCGCTCGAACAGGGCGTAGGTGCTGTCAAGGACGGCACTCCAGGCAAAGACGGCGACCCTGGTGCCAAGGGTGACCCTGGTGCCGCGGGGAAGAACGCCCCAACTATTACTGCCATTGCACTCACGACTACGGACGGCAAGGTAACCGCTGGAACTGCCACACTCAGTGACAAGTCCACAGTGGCCATCACCGTCACGGAAGCCGCAGCGGGCTAAGGAGGCGGTCTAAATGGCATACGTCACTAAGGATGAGTACATCCAGGCGATGCACGTAGTAGACGCGCCTGATGGCTTTGACCAGCTGGAGGCGCGTGCCGAAGACTACCTCGATGACCTCACTCGCAATTACTACCGCTACCACGATCTGGCAGACGATCGCTTTCCACTGCGGGCAACACGCTTTAAGCGGGCGATGATGCGGCAAATCGAGTACATGGCCACCAGTGGCATTACATCGCAAGACCAGGCATCACGGCAAGAGGCCAGCGAGCAGCAGGTCATGGGGCGGACAACCGTCACCAAGACTTACCAGACTGCAGGTGGCCTCGACGCCACAGCTATGTCTGTCATCAGCGCTGACGCTATCGCCGCGCTAAGTGGCACGGGGCTACTGTATCGGGGGATTCCATATGCTCGATATTAATCCACAGTGGCTAGTCCACATGGCCAGCATTGCTAAAGCAGTTGATGACGATGGCTGGGACGGGCAAAAGTATGCTGATCCAATCGACCTGCCTAAGGTGCGGGTCGACAAGGGCGCCGTGTACTCTGGCTCAGACAACGACCGAGTAAAGACTGCTAATGCTGTGGTCTACGTCTACCCCAAGTACTGTCCAGGTGTGCCGTACCTCGATGATGACTGGCTTAATGCCCAAGTCGTCTATGACGGTAAGCCACACGTCCTGACTAATGTCGTCGTCAACACGGCGACTGACTCGGAGGACGTCTTTAGCTACGAGCTGGAGGTGCTGTAAATGGGCATCACAGTGGATATGAGCAATACAGACGTCATGGGCAAGTTAAGCGAGCAAACACTCGGTAAAGGCATGACGGCGGCGGTCTCACAAGTGGCTTTTGAGCTCAATGACAATGGCACCGGGGTCGTACCAAAAGACCTCGGCAATTTGCGTGACCACTCCACACCCGGAGACACCGGCATTGAGTACAACGAGCCATACGCCCGCGCGCAGTTTAACGGCGGTTACACCAACGCTAATGGCACCAAGGTCGAATTCCACCACTATACGGAGCCCGGCACGGGACCGCACTGGGATGAGGCCATTCAGAAAAACGACCAGAAGATGGCACGCATCAAAGAAGCCTACCTGAAAGGACTGGGAATATGAACGACGTTTTTAAGATGCTGGTCGACGGCATCAACGCACAACCCGACTTACCGCAAAAGGTGAAGCCGGGTTTTTTGCAAGCAGACGACGCTTTTGGTCTCTACCCGACTAAGAGTGGGCAGACCGTGGACGAAGACTTTGCGGGCAACCAGGAGAAACGACTTTATTTTGAGGCCGCTATCCGGACGAAGGAGCAAGGGCTGGGCAACATCCTTATGTGGCTAGTCTCAACCTACATCGACCAGCTGACTGACCTACCTTCTGACAGCTTCCGCTTTTTGAGGGCGGAGGCCACATCAGAACCAGCGATTAGCCAGGCCGATCTGCAAGGCTACGTGGTCTACAGCTTCGATTTTGCGGTCAATATCATGGTCAACAAGTACCAAAAATAGAAAGGAATGATTTAAATGGCAACTCCAGATACATCTGCTGCTCCAACCAATATTGGGGGATTTGCCCTCAACTGGCAGAACGGCTTTGAAATTGACGTTTCCGGCACAAAGGATCCCGCGAAGGCCGAAAATGCCAAGTGGGAAAAGCTTGCTGCTGGTATCAACAACTTCACCCCGTCTCTGAACGAGACGGCTACTAATGACGTCTACATGGACGGCGAAGGTTTCGGCTCTACTGACGTCACCGGCAAGCGGCTCCAGATTGCCTTCACCGGTCACCGTCTCGAAGGCAACGCGGCGCAGGACTACATCGCTAGTCACGTACTCGATATCGGGGACAAGCTCAAGACTCTGGGCCGCTGGACCCAGACTGACGGCGCCACAATCGTTGGTCAGGTTACGCTCTCCGACATTGTGACCTCTGGTGGTGCACCAGGGGCTAAGCAGACGCTGTCCTTCAATATGGCCTTCAACGGCAAGCCAGTATACACGCCTAAGGACGTGACACCGGCTGGCGACGGCACGGAGACGACCCCAAAAGCGTAACCCCGACTGTCGGTTCGGCTAAAGTCGGGGACGCAACTCTCTAGCAGACAAAACACCGCCTAACCAATGACAGCAGTACGCGCAAGCGGGCGGGTATACCACACAGGAGGTAATCATATGAGCAAAATTATTGACTTGAACGACATCTTGAAGACGGAAGCCACCTTCACATACAAGGACAAGGAATACGTTTTTAAGTTTGACGATGCCAGCGACCGCGCTTTGCAGGAAGTATGGATTAAGGCCACCGCGTATGCTACGGAGCTTAGTAAGGACGAAGGCGAGCTGGACAAGAAGCCAGTTGAAGAGCAGGTTAACGCGCTCACTGACGCCATGGACAAGCAGCATCAAATCGTCATGGAATACTTTGTGTCCCAGATTGGGAAGACGAAGGCAGAAACCCTTTATAAGGATCTCGGCAAGTCCACGAACGGACTGATGTTTGTACTTGGTCTGGTTAAGCGCGAATCCGACAAGGCCATTGAAGACGCCCAGGAAGCAACCTACCCAGAGTTTGACGGCAATGATTAGTCTGACGCGCCAACTGCCGTGGTACTGGTCAATCAACGGTAAGCAGTACAAGGTCAACATGACTTTTGACAATGTTTTGCGATGGTATCAGCTGCTAGATGATGAGAGCAAAACCGATGGTCAACGCGCGGTGATTATGTGGCGCATGTTTGTCAATGCAAGTGACGTGGATGCCAAGGGTCGTGAGAAAGCAATCGTTGAAATTGGCGACTACATCCGCAAGCGGCCATATCACTTGCCTGAGGACGCCGTAGCAGACCCGTCAGGCGATTATGCGGACGAACGCAGCTACTCGTACACGCAGGACGCTCCAGCTATCTGGTCGTCCATTTTGTCGGAGTACGGAATAGATTTAGAAAGAGAGGAAGGCAAGCTGCACTGGGCGAAGTTTCAAGCGCTCTTGGACGGCTTGCCTTCTTCGTCGTATTTCCAGCGAATCATTGCGATTCGGCAGCGTTCGCGCACTGGCCTGGAGGGTGAAGAACTCACCAACCTAGTGCAGGCACAAGAGTACTTTGCACTGGACGAGTATCGCTCAGTTGCACGGCAAAACCAGCAGATGAATGACATCTTGTCCGCGTGGGCGGCGACAGCAGAACCAAAGTAAAGAAAGGGGGCATTACGTATGGCAGATGAAGGCAAAATCAGCATTGAGGTCGAACTCAAAAATAAGCAGCAGTTGCTTAGCGATGCCAAGCAGGTGGACAAAGTACTCAAAAGTTTTGGCTCACAAACCGGTGCAAAGATGGACGAGGCCGCTAAAAAGAATGCCGAGTCTGCAATTCGAGCCCTAAACAAAATCCCCAAAGAGGTTAAGACTAAGCTCCTGACCGAGGCCAAAGAAGCCGGCATCAAGAACTTTGACGAGAAGCTAAAGCGTCTACCAAAGTCTAAGCAGGTCGAACTCCTGACCAAGGTGCAAGACGGCAAGGCCGTTGACTTTAAAAAGTTAATTCACGAAATTCCCAAGCACACCGAAACCACGGTCAAGGCAAAGGACGAGGCCTCCGCTCCGCTCAGAAATGTGCGCGAGGAAACCCACAAGACTAGCTCCGGCTTTAAGCATCTCAAAGAGATCATGGCTGGGTCAATTGCTGCAGGTCTTATCCAAAATGCGCTGGGTGCAATCACCACGGGGCTGAAAGAAGCCTATACAGCTGGGATGGACTACAACAAGGAGCAGGACACCATGCGCACCGTGTGGAAGTCCCTGACCACGGAAGCTCCTAAGGACGGCCAGCAGCTGGTGGACTACATCAACAAGTTGGGTCAGTCCACCATTTACTCCACAGGCACTATTAACGAAATGGCACAGAGTTTTTACCATGTCCATTCCAACGTTAAAGAGACCAAGGACTGGACAGACGCCTTCGTAGCCCTTGGGTCTACCTTGCACATGTCAAACGACGCACTGGCCGAATCTGGTGAGCAATTTGCAAAGATTGTTGCGGGTGGCAAGGCCTCTGCGGAAGATATGGCCGTCATGATTAACCGGTTCCCGATGTTTGGGGAAGCTCTACAGCAGGCGACCGGCAAAAGCATGAAGCAACTCTACGCTATGTCCGCAGCTGGCAAACTCTCTGCAGAGCAGTTCACCCAAACACTTGATTTTCTGGGTAAGAAGTACGCCAGCGGTACTAAAGAAGCGATGACCTCATTTATGGGCATGGGGATGTTTATCCACTCAAAATTTAGCGTTTTGATGGGTAAAATCACTAGCTCGGCCTTTGAAATGTCGAAGTCGGCAATGACTGACATCCAGAAGCTCCTGTCAGATGACATGATGGAAAAGTATGCGTCTGGCATTTCTAAGGCGATGTCAATAGCGCTGAGCGCAATCATCAAGTTGCTGGACTACGTTGCTGACAACAAAGATGTGCTGGTGGACATCATCGGTAACCTCTTTAAGATTGGCGGCATCATCGGCTCTACCATCTGGCACACGGCCTACGAATTTATCACCAGTCTGGCCAAGGCATTTGGACTAGTCGATGAGAGCGGTAAGTCCGCAAAAGACCCACTTGAGACAATCGACGAAATCCTCAAAAACTTAGTCGCAAACCGCGAGGGTATCGAAATGCTAACCAAAACTTGGTTGGCATTTTTTGTTACCAACAAAATTTTAAGCTGGATTAAGACCGTCAATGATGCACGTAAGGCTATCACTGAGATGGGCATTGCTACAAAGATTTTTGGTGATGGCTCTGGTGGCGGCATCAGCCTGCCTAGCTTTGGCAAAAAGGCGGGCACCAGTGCTGCTAAAGGGGCGGCCGAAGATGTGGTCGAGAGTGCTGCAACCAGCAAAGGATTTTTAAGCAAGATTACCGGCTTTTTCCGGGGTGGCAGTGGCAAGGCTGTTTCCGAGGGTGCTGACCTCATGGAGGACGTATCCAAAGGCAGCAGCACGCTGGGACGCGTGTCTAAATTTAGTGGTGCCATTAAGGGCGTCGCAGGCGTCGGTGCGGTTATTACGGCACTCTCTGGCCTAACGACATTGCTCGGTTCCACTAAAAAGACTATTGGTAAAAACGCCGGTGGTGTGCTTGGTGGTGCTGGTGCCGCGTACGGTGGCGGTGCTGCGGGTGCTGCTATCGGTACCGCCATCTTGCCTGGCATAGGTACCGCAATCGGTGGCGGCCTTGGTGCTGCTATCGGCAGTGCGGCCGGAACGTCAGTCGGCAAGAAGCTCGGCAAGCAAATTCAAGACGGCGTGCAGCAAGCATTTCACCCCAAGCTCGATGATGGTGTGACTAAGTCCACCAACAAGCTCAAGGGCGGCATGAAGGGCTTTGTAAAGTCCTACCAAGACGGCACTAACGAGATCAACAAGGACATGATTTTGCTGGGCAGTCAGTCTGGCAAGTCTGCTGAAACAACCAAAAACAACCTGAACAAGGCTTTGTCTGGCATGTCCGCAAACGTGGACAAGTACTACAAGGGCAAGGAATCGCAGTCCAAGAAAGACCTCGCTTTGCTGGTCAAGAATGGGTCAATTACCCAGGAACAGGCCGATAAGGCGCTCAAAAAGGAAAAGCAGAAGGACTCCGAAGGCGCTAAGAGTATGAAAAATGCCTACGCCAACATGTCTAAAGAAACGGCTAAGTACTACAAAGACCGCGACGAGCTGTCCAAGAAAGACCAGAAGTCTGAGAACAAGGCCGTGGACTACATCAAGTCCGTACGCCAGCGTGAGAAGGATTATCTCATTAGTATTGGCAAGCTCCGCACCAAGTCCGAACGTGACGCCTTTGACAAGAAGACTGCCGAAAAGGTTGCTGCCGAAAAGCAGAAATTCCAGGAAAAGAAGGACAAGGATCTACTTGCCCTGACCAAGAACTACAAGAAGAACATGAAGACACTCGAAAGTCAGGCCGATTCTGACACCTACGCCGCGATGAAAGTCAACGCTGGCAAGCAGAAAGACCTGCTTGAAGATCTGTCTCACTCCAAGCAAAAACTGTCCCAGAAGGCGATGACGGAAGCCATTGCCACCTCTGCCAAGGAACGTGATGCAGTCGTCAAGGCTGCTAACGACACCTACGACAAGGTCAAGGACGCGGCCAACAAGAAGTACAAGGACACCGTTGCCGCCGCTGACAAGGAGTACTACGAGAACCACACAATCTCCAAAAAGCAGTATGACGCGATTGTCGGCAATGCCAAGAAGGAACGCGACGACACTGTGAGTGCTGCCAAGGACCAGAAGGACAAAGTTGTAAAGCATGCGAACGAGCAGCACAAGCAGGTTGTGGAGCAAGCAACCAAGCAGGCCGGTGAGCATGTTAATGAGGTCAACACTGAAACAGGCAAAGTAAAAGGCCTGTGGGATAAGTTTCTGGATAAGGTGGCCGGCATCTGGAATGGCGTCATCGGTGCCTGGGATACGGTTGCCAAATTGTGGGGTGGCAAACCTCACGCTCCATGGAAACGGTACGCAGCCGGTACTGGCGGCACCAAAGAAGACCAGTTTGCAGTCGTTGGTGAAGAAGGCTTCGAGCTAGCTCACCACCCGTCCACGGGCATCTTTCCGATCGGGGTCAACGGCATGGAGACAACGTTCCTACCACAGGGGACTAGCATTCTACCGCATTCCCAGTCCAAACGGTTTATGGAAATGGCTGGGTCACTTCCACACCACGCAGATGGTGTTTTCGGTACGATTCAGAACATCTGGGACAAGATGAAGAAGACTGTTACTGGTCTCGCTGGTACCGCGGAGAAATTCATTTCAAACGGTGTTTCGGGTGCGTGGAAGTGGCTTGAGAATAAGACTGGGCTGGAATCCATCGTGAAAAACGGTGGAGAGATGGCTTCCATGAAGAACCAAATTGGGAGTGGCGCGGTCAAGGATATCAAGTCAGAGTTTCTTAAGAAGTTTACGGGCTTATTTAAAAAGGCCAAGGAAGACCAGGAAGCATCAGCAGAAGGCGCCAAGGGTAACTACAGCCCAAGCATGATTAAAAAGGCTGCTGCGGCCATGGGCGTGAGTCCTGACGCTAATTTCATCAAGCTGCTGCAAGCGACTATCCAGTCGGAATCCGGCGGTAAGAACGTCATGCAGGGTATCCACGACCGCAACTCGGGCGGCAACGAGGCTCGGGGCATTTTGCAGTACGTGCCCGGCACGTTCATGAATTACGCGGCGAAGGGGCACACCAACATCTGGAGTCCTTACGACCAACTGCTGGCCTTCTTCAACAACTCGGACTGGCGCAATTCCATCGGGTGGACAACCATCTGGGGTACACATAAGGTCGATTGGCTGCATTCTGGCCCTCAAGGTGGTCGTCGCCTCGCATGGGGTGGCCGCTTTGATAAGGCGACACCGGCAGTCATTGGCGAAGATGGCACCGAGTACGCTATCAACGTCACCAAGCCAAATGCGGACGAATTACTGGCCGCGGCTATCGAAGAGCGCGCTAAGTATGACCAGGACGGCTTCTTTGCCAAGACGTTGGCGGATGTGCACAGTGCGCAGGCACAGCAGACACAAGCTGCCGCGACCATTCCTAGCTTTACGTGGGGTGGCAGTGACACAAGTACCAAGTCAAGCGGCACTACGTCGAATGATGACGGTACAGACACTGCTTCGGCAGTTGGCGCAGTTGCTGGTAGCCTAAAAGTCTACAGCACACTAAATATTGACGGGAGGGCTTTTGCTAAGGCAACTGCCAAGGCAACTAGTGAAGCATTAGCAAAATTCTTGGCACGGCAAAGGAAGGGGAAGATTTAATGACCGGTAAGCCATACGATATTACGTACAACGGGCACTCCAGCCTGGAGTACGGCCTGCGGCTCCTGGACAATCAAATGGTGTGGAAGTCGCCTCCGCGAACCCGCACCCTGACACAGGTGCCGAATTTGTCTATTGATCGCGTTTATAGCGAAGACCGATACGAAAATATCACGGAGAGCTTTCCATTTGTGCTACAGCGCATTGGCAGCTCTCTTTTTGTACAGCGCATGGCCATCAGCGACTGGCTCCAGCCGGTTGATGACTATATGCGATTAGACTTCTCGGAGCTGCCAGATTACCACATGATGGCAGTCCCTAACTCTAACGGCGACCTGACGCGAGAGGCGGCATGGCGAGGCAAGCTCACGCTCGACTTCTCCTGTCAGCCCTGGGCATACCGGAATGGTGGTGAGGTGTACACCAGTGCACCGCTCATCGTCAATCCAGAGGCTTTTGAGTCGCGGCCGCTTATCCATCTAGTAGGTACGGGGACATGCACAGTGACCATCAACGACATCGACTACACGGTTAATGATGCCGCCGGGGATGTGTACCTAGATAGCGATCTACAGGAGGCTTATGACGCTGACAAGCAGCGTTTTAAGTCGGTTGTGCTCCCTGACTACGACTTTCCAGTGTTATTGCCGGGCGACAACAAAATTGCATACAGCGATGGCGTAACAAGTTTGGAGGTGATGCCACGATGGCGGAGGCTACTGTAAGCCCACTTAATATCAAGATTACCGGTTTTAGCGATGAACAGTTGGCCACGCTTGGCATCGACAAGAGCACGGCCACAGATGGGTACGTTTCTATCAACATTGACTCACTCACGACCGCGCAGCGTGCCTTACTCAACGAGGTCGTGCCGGGGTCAATTCCCACGGTACACCTTAAAGTGACCGGCTTTACTGATACTCAGCTCGCAGGGCTGGGTATCGACAAAAGCAAGGTCACAGACGGCTATGCTGACATCGACACTGCCACACTGACGGACGACCAGCTAAAGGGGTTGGGACTGGTAAAGCAGACTACCAGCACTGGTAGTACTCAGGTCGTTATCGACTCTGATCCAATTAAGGCAAACGACAACGAGGATGCGCCCGCAACGGACGTGGCCACGATTGGCAATTATTCGCCGACGGAGGATAAACCCGACTACGCCTCTATGGACTGGATGGACGCCCCAACGCTTTACGAGACGTCCGCAGCTGATTTACTGACTACGGGACTGGCACTACTTAGTGAGGCCACAACGACCGTCAGTGAGGCTACATCGGCACCGTATACGTTACAGCTGTCCTACCCACTTAATGGGCCGGATGCCAACGAGCTCCAAATGGACCGCATCATCATGGCTGACGCAGGGTATAAGCTCAAACGTCAGCTTTTTCGGATTGACACCATCGAGCCAAACGTGCCGTCTAGCGGTGAGGCCACAGTCGAGGTCAAGGCGACGCATGTTGCTGGTGACATCCTCAACAACGTGCTCAAAAAGGACGTGGTGCTCTCCAATGCCACGGCCACGCAGGCATTTTCTGCGGTGCTGGACGCGCTGGTCGAGCCAATGCCACGGGTGACTTATACCAGTGACATCATGACCATGGCCAACGTCAACTGGACTAAAGGCACGACCATCGAGGACATTATGTTCGGCCGTTCTGCTGGTGGCACCGATATGGAGACACTGTACGACGGTGAGTGGGCCTTTGATAACTACAACATGACCTTTAACCACTCGGCGGGTGAAAACACACAGATGCTCATCCGCCCTGGTAAAAACATGCTGACGTACAGTTCCAGCAACACGCTGGACGATGTCGTCACTGCCATCTACCCTTATGCGACTTACACGCCGGGTGAGGATGGTGCACCAGGTGACAAGTCCAACATTGCGGACTACTCAGGTGTCGGCACGGTGCAATGGGTCGGCAAAGGATCAGTACCAATTTGGGACACCCCATTTAAGGGGCAAAAGAAGACCGGAAAAGAGCTGCAAAACGGCTCATACTTTAAGACCTTTTCGGTGGTCAGCGAAGGCAGTATCAACGGCAAAACATGGTACTGCCTTGGTGGTAACCAGTGGATTGATGCGACTTACTTTACTTTTAGTAAATCGGGTGATTACAGCATTGATTTGGCCTCCAACAAGGCCATTGGCCAGGGCACAATCGGGTACAATCTTGATAACGCCCAGTCTAAGCGGCATATCTCTAACCTGCGCGCTGTTGGCACGGTGAATTATGCCGGTAAGGGCAAGGTGGCCGTTTGGAACAACCCATTTAAGCCGCACAAAGTCATCAAGTACGAGGCCAACGGGAGCAGCTGGAAAGTATTTCAGCATGCAACTGACGAAAATGACCACATCTGGTACAACATAGGCCGTGGTCAGTGGATAGACTCCAACTACTTAGTCTTTAGTAAAACGAACGACTACGAAACTCAGATTGCAAGTGATGCCCGCATCGGGTACCTGCACATTGTGGGTCATCAAGTCAAAACGACTTCCGTAGTCGTCACTGGCCGGTACAAGTCCGGCAAGAAAAAGGGCAAGGTCAAGACCACCAAAAAGGTCACCAAGACGCAAGTCGGTGCCGAGGTATACACAAAGCCTGGCTCTGCTGGTAAAAAGACCGGTAAGGTGCTACCTGTCAAAAGCCGGTGGCGCGTCTTTGGCGTCGCTGATGGTGGTGACGGTAACACCTGGTACGACCTGGGCCGTGGTCAGTGGGTCAAGGATGATGACGTCAGCTTTAACGGTCAAAAGGACGTTGAGCCCAAGGCACCTGAAAAAAAAGATGATGAGCAAGAACCTGGCGTAGCCATCGTGTATGACAACCCAGGCATCAAGGGCAAGCCGACTGGCAAGCAGATCAAGTCAGGAACACAGTGGAAGATTTTTGGCCAAGCCACAACCGCGGATGGCACCTGGTACAACCTGGGTGGCAGTCAGTGGATTGATGCCAACTACATGACCTTTGACAAACCAACGGACGTGGAACCAAACACGGGCGGCGGCACGGGTGCGGAGCCAGAAGAACAGACGGTCACGCTGGACGAGGTCATGATGACGGCAGCAGGTGCTGAAAAGTACGAGCATCAGCATTTGGAGGCTGTGGATCTATCCGGTTACGGCGTGTATGACCAGGACACCTTGCGAGAGGTGGCCAAGGCTTACATTTCCGACAACCAAGTCGGTCACTTGACCTACACACTGACTGTGACCTTTGAAGAGTTTACCGGCGAGTTTGCCGGACTATCCGAGGTGGGTATGTACGACCAAGTAGTCGTCTACCTGCCACAAATGGCGGGTGACAGTGCAGGCGAAGTAATCGCCGTTGAGTGGGACGTGAACCGGCACAAGCCGTCTAGCGTCTCTATTGGCAGCCGTCCAGCTCAAATAACCAATCTCATGCAAAAGTACGCTAAGGACGCGGAAGACAACGCCAATTCGGCAACGAGTCAGGCAGAAGCGGCCGCACAGGCCGCTGTGGACGCCTCGCGTAGCGCCATGCAAGAGTGGATGGATGAGCAGCTCGGTAAAGTCGTAGACGGCTTTAACACCAAAGCGGACGCCTTTGAAGATAGGGTGGCCACGGCAGAGAAGACTGCCGACAAGCGGGATAAAGATCTACGCGACGAGCTAAGCAATTTTGACAAGGACATTGACGCTAAGTTTACGACGTACAAGACCGGCTTTGATGCCAAGGTATCCGCGTTGGACGGGCGTCTATCTGAAACTACGCAGACCATTAGTGGGGTGCAGACGCTTGTCCAAGACCCCACGACAGGTCTATCTAGTCTTAGTCGGCAGCTTGCTAATCTTATCAAAACACAAGTTACCGGTGATGATCTCACCAGTCTCCGTGAGCAGACCGAGTCACTCATCGAAGACAAAATCACTGGCGTCAACGGGCAGTACAGCAAGCTAGCGCAGATGGTTGATGGTATCGAGAGCAGTGTCGGTGATGGCACCGTGGACAGCCGCATCTTGCAGATGAAGAACGAAATCGGGTCCGAAATTCGGGATACAAAGTCGCAGGTCACGGCACTTATCGACCAAAAGGTCGAAGACGGTATCGGGTCCATCTCACTTGTGGTCAAGGACCGAACGGATGGCAACATCGGCCTGATGATCCAAGGCGGTGACGGTAAGACCGGTTCAACAGCCATTCTTAATGTGGCCAAGGCCTTTGCCAACAACCTGCAAGCACTCGGCTCACTCTCCATGGACGATGGCACGGGTACCGGCACCGGGACGGCTATTAGCCGCTTTGGTGTGACGGTCACCGGCGGTAGTAAGCCAACCATCCAGATTGGCTCACCATCCAAAAAAAATGGTATTTTGGGCATCTTTGGTGATGCCTTTATCCACGGCGGCGTCAACTTTAAGACTGCGTCCAGCACCGACATTAACGGCGGTGACGGGGTCAATGTTGAGTACCTTGCCAATGGCTTTGATGGCGCTGGCCTGTACGTCACATTCGGTGGCGGGTCATACTGTCTTGTCAATTACCAAGGCAAAACAAATGTGGCCTACGCAAAGGCTACCTAATCACAGGAGGAATTTAACATGTCACAAATCGAACAACGGGTATATGCACATATCGCTACAGAGGCAGGTAACAGCATCGCGTCTGCACTGGTGACAATCGGCACGCTTGAAGCCAAGGAAGATGCCTACACGGCTCGTATCCAGCAGCTGGAGCAGCAAAATGCCGACCTTACAAATGAACGTGACCAGCTCAAAAAGGACAAGGGGGCCATGTCTGACAAGCTGGGGGCTCTCCAGCCGCAAGTGGCCTTGCTCCAAGCTCAGGTACAAACGCTAAAAAAGGAAGGTGACCTAAATGGCGACAAGCATCGCGACTCAGCAGTCGCAGTACTTCCAAACCGGAACCACAGTAAGTCTAAGCACGGCAAGCCGCGGGCTAAGTAAAGAGTGGGAAGTCCTTGCTGACCCTACGACCAGCAAGCCGTATGATCTGACCGGCCTCACAATCGAATTCCGGGTAAGCGGCCCCGGCGGGCCTATCGCCGGGGAGGATAACAAGATTACTGATGCACCGGGCGGACGCTTTACGTCCACGTGGCCAGAACAGCTTTACTACAACAGCATGGACCGCTTTGATGCGGTCTTTTTGCTTAAGAATGCCGACGGTGCGGTTATCGACACAACCAGCACATTTCACATCCACATAGACCCGACACCTGGCATTGTGGAGGTTGTCGGTAAGCCTAGCCTGGACGCTGTACAGTCGTCCCTGGACTACCTGGCTGACGAAGTGCAGTCTGCTCAAAATCTCGGTTCTGATGCCAAGACCCAAGTGGCTGCCGAAGTAGCCAAGCAAAAGCAGGCTGTGGATCAGGCTGCTACCGACGGCAAATCCAAGATTACCGCCTCCGTCCAGTCCGTGGATGATGTGGCAGCAAAGGCAAAAGCAGCGATAGACGCAGCGGCTACGGGCGCAACGGACAAGTCCATCGCGATCATTACAGACGCCGACTTAGCGGCGTGGGTTACACAGGAAGCGGGTGAGTAAATGAACGTAGTTACTATGATTGCAAGGATTTTAAAGGACAAGGTTGTCCGCACCGTCGGCGGGCAGAAGCCCGTGGACGGGAATATTAACATGAGTGGGTACGCGACGTGGGACAAGGTGGTGGATACCAGCAGTGAGCAGACTATCAGTGGGATAAAAAAATTTACGTCAGTCCCACAGGTGGTTGGCGATATTTTGAAAATTACGTCTGACCCAACTAAGTTAGTGCTGTCGTCTGGTGCATATTACGTTAATGCAAATACCCCAAACATGCCGACGACAAACTCGGGTGTGCTGTTTGTGGGTCTTGCGGTGATAGCTGATGGTGATGCTCGTGACATGATGATTTTTGCACCAGACGACGCTGCAGCCGGGTTTTACCAAGCTGTATATAATGGCAGCGCCTGGTCAGGCTGGCATAGGGCGCTGATGGATAGTGACCTCGCCACGCTAAATAACAGAATTTCCGCCCTCGAATCCAAAATTTCGGGGGGCGTAACCTCTTAAAAGATACACAGTTTACGAAGCACTAGCCGTCCGCGTGGCGGCATTAGAAGGAGGACCAATTAATGGCAAAAACAATTTATTATATCGAGCGTGACCGCATCAAGAGCACGCTGACGGCACCGGAGGACTTCAATCCGTCCTACCCGATGACTGACCGACCAATCCCAGAAGGACTCCAAAAGGATGGTGTGATTCTCGGCTACAGTTGGAACACGGAGACACTTGGCTGGTACGATGCCAGTGAGGAAGAGGCCAAGAGCGCTGACGCTCAGCGTGACAGCAAGATTGCTGACCTGACTACGCAGCTGACTGATGCCAAGACGCTGGCAAAGACGCAAGCTGCGACGATTGCTGACCTGCAATCCCAGCTCACAGAAGCCAATGCCGCGACCACCATGCTCAAAAAGCAGGTGGCCATGATGATCCTGGCACGGGCCAATGCCGATGCGGACACCGCGAAACCAGCAACCAACACCACCGCAACTGAGCCAGAGGAGGCGTAATCCATGTTTGATAAAGATTTTGTACTGTCTTGCTACCCCGATGTTTACACAGCCGATGACCTGCACGTCTTTGTAGATGTCGGCACTCTCACCCAAGCCGAGTACAATGCGGCCATCGCGCCAGCTAAGGAGGCACCGAAGGGAACCGAGGCGGTGTAAGTGCTAGCAGCAGTCGCATACCAAGCCACCCCGCCGCATGTGTGGGGCGGTATGACTATCGATGAGTGGGCATCGCTCACTGCTATCATCGTGGCCGTGGTGTCGCTGGTCGGGGCTTTTTTTCGGTATGTGGTCTTTGCACCCATCCAGACCAGCATCAAAGAGCTGTCTACCAGCGTGGACGGGCTCAAGGCATCGCTGGACGTCATCAAACAGGACTATAACCGGCTCGACCGGCGTATCGATGAGCATGACCGGCGTCTCGACCGGCATCACGAGCAAATCAAGACACTTTACAATGAGGAGGAAAAGCACAATGGAACTAACTAGTACAGCAGTACTGCTGCGGACTGTGGACGTGCTCGAAGGCCGCGCCACAATCGAAAATGTCGAGCCTGGACTCCAGGCCAAGGTGGCCGAAGCAGTCGTAATCTACACGCAAGGGCGGACGTTGCCCACGATTGATGACGGCACTACTGACGGTGGGGAGGTGATGACAGATGCAGAAGCTACTCCAGAGCCGCAAGCCTAGCTACTGGTGGACGCTGGCCGGGGTGCTGGCACTGTCCGTGCTGACATATGGCGGTCAGGATATCCACACCAGCATGGCCACCTGGCCTGCACTGATGCACGCCTTTGGGGCATGGCTCAGCAATCCCTTTGCGATTGTGAGCGTGCTGGCCAGTGTGTGGGGTGTGAGCTTTAATCCACGTACAGAGGCAGTCACACAAACTGCATGGGGTGTGTCCGTGCGCGGTACGGACAGTGACACCACGGCGCCCAGTAAACCAGCGGCGGAGCCTACTGTGACCACCACGGATCCGCAGGAGGTGACCGACGATGACGATACTGGGGACTGACTGGGCTAAATATCAGGGAAACACGGGCGTCTGGGGCACAGCTGTGGACGCCTTTGCTATCTGCCAAGTAGGCGGCTACAACGGCCGCTTTTACCGGCAGTACACCTACGCTAGCCAAATTCGCAGCGTGCAGTCCCGTGGTCGCTGTGCCCACACGTACATCTGGCTCCAGGTCGGTGGCTCCGTGTCACTCGCCCGCCAGACCGTGGCTTACTGCCTGCCATATGTGACGGCGCCCAAGGGTAGCATCATTGCTGTGGACTACGAGGCCGGGGCGTCTAACTCCGTCTCTGCTAACACCAATGCCGTCATTGCTGCCATGCGCGCTATCAAAATGGCAGGGTACACGCCGGTGTACTACAGCTACAAGCCGTACACACTGGCGCACATCAACTCTGCGGCCATTGTGCGCGAGTTTGGCACGTGCCTGTGGATTGCGGCCTATCCTTTTGTCCACGCCGTGCCTAAGCCGGACATGCGCCACTTCCCAAGCATGGACGGGATTGCCATCTGGCAGTTTACCGACAAGTATGGACGCGAGGCGGGGACAGATGGTGACATTGATCTCACCGGCATCACGGCCAGCAAAAAGGCGGCCAAGACGGCCGCCAAGAAGGAGGATGATTACATGCCACAAGCTAAGCCGCGCAACCTCGATTTTGTCGGGGTGGCGTACACGGACGGTGCCGTGCCAATCTACACCGATGCCACGCTCAAGCACAAAACGGGCAAGCAGCTCGGCAAGCGGACTGCTTGGCGCGTCATCAGCGTCAAGGACGGTGCAGTCCAGCTCGGGACTAACTCCTGGGCAAGCGGCGCTGATGTGCTGGTACGACTCAACCCGCTGCTGGACGGTAAGCCCGGGGCAGTGGTAGAAGTCGCTAAGGACGTGTACAAACAGGCCAAGCCGCTGCCTAAGCAACCGGCCAGCTCCAATACGCCGCTAACCAAGGGCACAAAGTGGAAGACCTTTGGCGCATATGGTGACCTAAGCAAGCCGGACAATGCGTTTATTGACGTTGGCGGTGCTTGGGTACAGGCCGACCACGTCAAGGTCATGCTGTAACAGTAGCCTCACTCGCTTCGGTGGGTGGGGCTATTTTTTGTGCGGTCCGTTGTGCATGATTAAATCAATATGTTGATTCGGATACATGAAGTAAGTATCCAAACCGTGATGACAAAATATAATGGCAATAAGCCTTTCGGATTACAGTGGCACTGATAAATATAAAGTGCACATGTAAAGGGGTCGAATTCGACCCCATTAGTAGCCTCACTCTCTGCGGAGGGTGGGGCTATTTTTTACGGAACTATATTGCTTTAATAGCGATGAAGTGATATAAGATAGATATAAGCCAATCCCCTTGCTTCCGAATCTTCGGCAGGTACGTCCTGAATAGCGAGGGTTTTTTTATGGAGGAAAATGCATGATACCTCAACAGCTGAATCCCGAAGAGCAACGTATGCAATTTGAAGAACGAGGAATCATTTTTCCTGATGAGACTCACGAAAGAGATGCTGCAAAAATTCAAGAAATTGGATATTACAAGTTAAAAGAATTTGCCTACTCATTTTGCAACTTGAGCAAGGGCGGAGTTCCAGAATACGCAGGATTATCCTTTAAAAAGTTGCTGCTCAGGTATTATCAGGATAAAAACTTTCGGATATTTATGTTACACGCTATCGAGGATGTTGAAGTACGGCTCAACAGCGTTGTTGCCTATCAGCTTGGAGAAAAGTATGGTGCATTTGGCTATCTGGACTTCAAGAAGTGGGTGAATCGCAAAATCGGAAAATTTAAAATCGAAGAAGCCCAGTTCTATTTTAAAAGGGACATATTGAAAAAGATTAGTCGATCCAATCTTCCGGATTTAAGAAAGAACAATAACCTGAATGAAGATGGATTTCCAACTATATGGCTCGTTGTTGATGCCCTCACTTTTGGTGACACAATTCACCTTTTGCAACAAATGTCCCCTTCAAACTTAAAGTCGGTTGCGGACAAATTCGAGTGTACGCCAAAGGAGCTCGTGTCGTGGATGAAATGCATGAATTTTGTGAGAAACGCATGCGTTCATAATAGTGATTTAATCGACATTCATTTGCGGACTAAGCCAACTGCTCCACAAGAGTATGCAGTTGAGATTGCAGATGCACCAGGCGGCAATTCTAATGCGATTGCAATCGCCGTGTTTATTCTAAAAAGGCTGATGAATGCCGTTAATCCGATGTACAAGTTTGGCAACATTTGTGACTCGCTGAAAAAAATTGTCAAGAATGACGAAAGCGCGGCAAAAAAGCTTGGGTTTGAAAGTCCGCATTCTCTAGGCTTAATTCAAAAGCGTTTAGGGTCTGATAAGTCTTAGCGAATAAGCCTTCGGGCTTATTTTTTGTCTAAATACCTTGATTATGTACGTTACAACGTGTATTGTAATAGATGTAGTCAAGGAGGTGATGCAATGAGAAGTGACAAACCGCGACACAAAAAAGCGCCGTCCTCAAGAGAGGAACGACGCAAAGCCATTAAGGAATGGCTCGAGATAGCAACGTTGCTTGCAGGCCTTGCGAAGCTACTCGGAATCATTAAGTAATGGACATGAGCGAGGGGCACTGCCCCGCGTTCGTGTACCCCAAGTATATCATGGAGGTTGATTGATATGAAACATCAGGCAGTTCGTGACTGGATTATAATCGTACTTTGCGCGGCAATACTTCTGACGCTTCTGATTCAGCAGTTTGTATAGGAGGGTGGAGACATGGCAGAACTAAGTGACGCACGTCGGCGCGCGAACAAAAAATGGGACGATGAAAACAAGGAACGCAAGCGGTATATTCAAAAGCGATCCGTGGCCAAGTCGTTCATTAAAAAAGATGCGGCCGTTGAAGACCTCGATGATCTGCAACATTTGCTGGATGAGCGGCGAAACGAGCTGAAAGATTAGTCGCCTCCGGGCGGTCTTTACAGTATTAAAATAGGTAGAAAGTCGCAATAACCTGTGGATAAGTATCATAATACGGTACAAAGTCGGTACATCATTGGATAATTGCTGACATAAAGGCATTCACACTACACCTGGTACGAAGAACAATAAGCATTTTCAATGATGCAAAATAAAGCAGCGGTTCAATTTTCCATTGTCGGAAAATTGAACCGCTGCTTTTTTGCATGAACGACAGTCTGAGCAAGCAAACAAAAACACCCGCAAATTTTGCGAGTGTTTTGCGAATCTAAATCAAATTAGTCATTCAGTGTGAACTGCAACTTCATCTGCGGTGCAGCGAGGGCGACCATCTGGCCGAGCAACTTGTTAGAGTTGTCGAAGCTGACGGCAGCCATCTTCTCGTTGACACTTTCGAGGTAAGCGGACAGATCCTTTGCGGACTGGGCCTCTTGGTCAGCGTGCATCTGCAGGTTGCGGCATGCACCGACTGTCTTTTCTTCGAAGATATTTTCGAAGTCTTCGAACAGACCGAAGTTGGTGTCACCGAGCACGCCGAGCGTGCAGCTGAGCCAGTACATCTTGCTGATGTCGAAGTCCTTGGTGATGTCGCGGTAAACGGCAGGGGTGTCGTTGACATTGGCATAGAAAGGTACGACGGCGTTGAAGGTGTTAGGGCCAAAGGCCAACCAGTGAATGGCGGCAATTTCGGCGGGAACGTCATTACGAATCTGCAGAATGTGCAGTTCCTGGTTGCGGTTAATCCCGATTGGCCGGAATTGCTTCTTCTGGGCAGGGGTACCGGTACCGTATGGGTCGTAAGGCGTGTTTTCATAGTGGGAGCTGAGGACGAACTTCATGTCTTCGATGCTAATCTTGTGCGGTGTCCGGCAGATGAATGGCAGGTCCTGGTCGATTGGCGTCGTGTCGAATTCAGGGTTGAAGTACTTCTGGCCGTACCAAGCGCGCGCGTTGTTGTAACGGGTGTCCTTGATGGTGGCACTACCGAAAATATGACGGAAGTTGTAACCTTCTGGATCTGGGTTGAGGTGGTGCTTTGCAATCAGGTCAGGCAGGTCAGCCGCGTACATGTAGTCGGGAGAATCGAAGTCGAACCAGTCGATGTTCAGCCGGTTTGGTGCAACGACGTAGGCGTCGTCAGGAATACGCACAGCAGCCCAGTGGTGACCGGCGATGGATTCGAAGTACCAAGCTTCATCCTTGTCGGCAAAGCAGATTCCGTTTGTTTCGTAAGTCCCGTATTGTTCGAGCAGGCTACCCAGACGCTGGACACCTTCACGAGCAGAGTGGATGTAAGGGAGCACGATGGTTGGCATGTCTTCTTCGCCGAAGCCGTCGTCAACCAGCGGGTCAACACCCAAGATGCGGGAGTTGGTGGTGATGGTTTCAGTTGAGGACATCGCCACGTTTTCACTGTTAAAGCCCGCAGCGCCCCAGACACCTTCGGCCGGGTCGGCATTTGGTGTGGAGGTGTAGCGTAGCGGCTTGTCTGGCAGGTCAATGTTGAAGGTACTCAGAACGGACTGGTAATGCTTAGGCTGGTCCTCTGGCTTCACAACAATAAACTTCTGGGGAACAAGAGGGACGTTGCCATCTTCGTTCCGCGCAATAATAACTGATCCATCGATGCTGGCATCCTTACCCACCAACATGGTGGTGCAGGAACCTTTGACACGTTTAGACATTGCATTCATCTCTTTCAATTTATTCAGCGTTTAGGCCTTATGTACAAGTGTAGGTGAATTGCGGAAAAAAATCAGCCCTTTAGCCTGAGAAATTCAGCTTGCGACATAATTCTTGCGTAAAAGGTCACTTGGCGGGTCGCTTAATATTCCCCAATCAGGTTCTCATGGTGAAAGCCATGAGAGCCGCGACGGCAAAAAACGCGTCAACACGCGTCGATAGTGGCAAAATTAGCCTTTCTTAATCTTGTGTGTTAGTATTTTTAGGAACAATTATCTTGTATAATGAGAATCAATACGGCAAGGGTTAATGAATAAATTGCCGGGGACGACACGTTAATTAAGGAGTGACACAGTAATGAGTAAAATTTTGATTATTGAAGATGAAAAGAACTTGGCACGGTTTGTTGAGCTCGAACTGAAGCACGAAGGGGACGAAACCGCCGTTTACATGAACGGCCGCAAGGGTTTGGACGCTGCGCTTAACGAAGATTGGGACGCAATCCTGCTCGACCTCATGTTGCCAGACCTGAACGGTTTGGAAATCTGCCGCCGTGTGCGGCAGGTGAAGAACACGCCAATCATCATGATGACCGCGCGTGATTCCGTCATCGACCGCGTTTCTGGTCTTGATCACGGTGCCGACGACTACATTGTGAAGCCATTCGCGATTGAAGAATTGCTTGCACGTCTGCGCGCATTGCTGCGCCGCGTGAAGTCCATGGACGAAGGTAACAAGGCTAAGCAGACGACCATCAAGTACCGCGACCTCGTCATCGAAAAGGAAAACCGCATTGTGCGGCGCGGGGATGACATTATCGAACTCACCAAGCGTGAATACGAATTGCTCTTGACCCTGATGGAAAACATCAACGTGGTGCTTGCCCGCGACGTCTTGCTTAGCAAGGTTTGGGGCTACAACTCTGACGTTGAAACCAACGTTGTGGATGTTTACGTCCGTTATATCCGTAACAAGATTGACCGTCCAGGTGAACAGAGCTACATCCAGACCGTTCGGGGTACGGGCTACGTTATGCGTTCCTAATGGCCGAATCCGTTCAGGACAGTCCCAAACCGCGGCGCTTTGTTTCGTTGCGGTGGCGGTGGGCGGCAACCGTTGGCTTTGGGATATTCCTCACGTTCTTAGTGTTTTCCATTATCATCTATGGGGTGATGCGGCAAACGCTGATTGCGCAAGAAAAGAGCACGGTCACCGATACGGTGAACGCGGTGCGGTCCCGGC